GTCCGCCCCGCCGGACAATTCGGGCGACTGGGAGAACGGCCTCTCCTTCATCGGCGAGACCTGCCCGGCGCTGGAGGTATTCGACCCCTGCGCGGAGACCGATGCCATGGACGGCACGCCATCGGGCGTGACCTTCCTGTCTCCGCTGGGCTACCGACTCACCAGCGAGTGCACGACCCTCGGGGTGGACCTGAACGCGGCGGTCGAGCGGATCACTCGGCAGGCCAACGCGGTGGGATCCTTCGCCCTGGCGCGCGAGCTGGCCGAAGGCGCCGGCACCCAGGCGGCGCCGTTCGACGTGACGGCGCACGGCGAGACCGGCGTCATGAACCCGTACTTCTCGGACGGGAACGCGGAGGTGTTGACCGCGGCCACGTCGCTGCTCCAGGGGATCGGGTTGCTGGAGCAGGCGGCTCGGGACTTGACGAAGGGCCAGCGCGTCCTCATTCACGTCCCGATCGTCATCGCTACCCAGGTGGCGGCGAGCCTGTTCCGGGTGGGCAACGAGATCCAGACCGCGACCGGTGCCGTGGTGATTGCGGACGCCGGGTATACCGGCAAGGGCCCCGGTGTCCAGACGGGAATCTGGGGCTACGCAACAGGTCCTGTCTTCACGCGACTGTCCACTGTGTCCACAATGGGCGACCCGGCCATGACCATCAACCGCCGAACCAACCGGCAGCAGGTCTGGGCGGATCGCCTCTTCGTCGCTGGCTACGACCCGTGTGCCAGCGTGGCGATCAAGTTCCCGTAATCGGCTAGAGGAGAAGGAAATGACCTACGACGGTGCGGGAACGCTGTTCGCCCTCGGGCTCCGCGTTGCGAAGCTGGACGCGAACGGCCTGCCCTCGGTCGGCACGACGAACGGCTACGTCTCGGACGCCCTGGTGAAGGTGGAGCTGGGCCTGGAGTACGAAGACGCGAAGCAGGTCACCCAGCTGAACGGCTCGGGTGTCGCATGCGTCAACTACCAGGCGCCGTACACGCTCAAGCGCGGCTCGATCAAGGGCCTCCAGGTGTGCACCCCGGACCCGAACCTGCTGGCGTTCCTGATCGGCGGTGACGTGATCAACGACACCGCCACGCCGACGCCCCACCAGATCGGCTACCGCGCGCCCCAGACGGGCGTGGAGGAGACCCCGAACGGCGTCTCCCTGGAGTTCTGGACGCGAGCTGTCATCGGCTCCGCGCTGGCCACCAACCTCCCGTACTTCCACTGGGTGGTGCCGCGCGCATTCCTGATCCCCTCGGGCTCGTGGACGCTGGGTGGCGACGCGGCCATGCTGCCGGAGTTCGACGGCTACAGCACTCAGAACGCCGGCTGGGGCTCGGGCCCGAACGACGATTTCGACAGCCCGTCGGACCGCGTCTGGCAGTACGTCCGCGAGGCGACCGTGCCCAACCTGGACGCTGGTCTGGTGCCCGTGGTGGCTCAGACGCCGTGACCACCCCGCTCCCGATTCCGGATGTCCCGCCCGCAGAGGCCAGTCCGATCCTCTGCGGGCCGTGGGCTGCCCCGAGCGACATCCCGGAGAAGTGGCGATCGCGAGCGAGCAACAACCAGTGGCTGGTCATCCTGATGATGGCTTCGGAGCTGCTGTACCAGCTCAGCGGTCATCGGTGGCGCGGCGCCGGCTGCCATGAGGCCGCGGAGATTCGGAGCCGGCCGCTCGCCGTCGGAAGTGGCACCTGGCCGTTCCAGGACATCGGCGCGTGTGGCTGCTGGTTCCAGGCGCCCGGCCTGTCCTACGCCACGAACTACGCCGACGCCTGGCTGTTCAACGCGGCGTGGCGCGGCGCCCACCCGCGACCGGTCGCCGTAGAGCTGGACCCGAGCGCGACCGTCGTCACGGAGGTCAAGCTGGGCGACGGGACCGTGCTCGACCCGAGCGCGTACGAATTGCTGCCGTCCGGCTGGCTCCAGCGCATCGATGGCGGCGGCTGGTCCGGGTGCGGCGACGAAGGGCCGACGACTGTCCTGTATGACCGGGGCTGGAACCCGCCGCTGGGCGGGATCGCCGCGTGCGTCACGCTGGCCATCGAACTCGTGCGGTCCTGGTGTGGGGACCAGGGGTGCGCGATCCCAGCGAACGCGAGCACGGTCACCCGGCAGGGCATCACGATCACCATGGACGTGTCGAAGTTCCTGGATGAGAAGCGGACCGGCGTGCCGACCGTGGACCTGTGGCTGGAGTCGGTAAATCCGCGGCGGAAGAACGGCACCAGGCCCAAGCGGATGGCCAGCGTGTGGAGCCCGGACCTGCCCGTGGCAACGCGGATCGCACCCCCCGCGTAATGGGGTAACACTGAGCTACGCTGGCCGCCATGACCGATGACCAGCTGATCCGGGACCACGATCCGTTCTCCGGGCATGAAGCCCCAGTCCCGGCCGCCGACGACGGCGAGCAGGAGAAGGCACCTGAGCCGCCCGCTCCGAAGCCGGAAGCGGCCAAGAAGCCTGCCGTCCGCCGCGCCGGACGCAAGCCACGCCGGACGCCCAGCGCCTCCGAGGTCGAGAACACCCGTCGGCGGGCCCTCCGGTGAAGGCCAGCCAGCTCCCCGCCGAGCCGCCCGACCTGCTCACCTGGGCCGAAGGCGTCATCCCGGCGATGGTGACCTACTTCGCCCAGAACAACGTGGAGCTGCCTGCGCGCCGTCGCATCGTCCCCGGTCAGCTCCAGCTCGACTCCTGGGATTGCGAGCAGGTGTCCGTGGGCTTCGCCGGCATCACCGACCCGGGGCGTCAGGGCACCACGTCGGGGGCGCCCCGCACGGGCACGCCATTCTCCGCGCTGAAGCGACGACAGGTGGCGTACGGGATCCAGATCGTCCGATGCGCGGGCAGCTGTGACGGCATGTTCACCACCGATAACGATGTGTACGGCGAGGTCGGGAAGCAAATGCTGACGGACGCCGCGCTGCTCTCCCAGTTCATGGTCGACATGGCCAGCTCCCCGCCGGTCTGGCACCCGAAGGAGATCAACGCGGATGCCGGCGACGTGGTGCCGATCGGACCAGAGGGGAACATGTACGCCTTGGAGGCGTCGGTGATCTTCGACCTGATGGCGAGGACGGCAGGCTGATGGCGCGCGTGGTGATTACCCGGCGATCCGGGAAGGTGAACGACGCAGAGTTCGCGCGCTTCGTCAACGACCCCGACGGGCCGATTCGCCACGAACTGCGACGCCGGGCAACGCTGGTCCAGCAGTACCAGATCCGCCGCGCGCCCCGGCGCACCGGCCGCCTGGTCTCGACCTCGCGCAAGCGGGAGACCAGGCGGGGGCCGCTTCGTCCTGCGGTGGAAGTGATCATCGGCAAGGACGGTCTGACGGACTACCTGGGGTACATCCTGTTCGGCACCCATGCGCATGTGATCCGGGCGATTCCGAACCGGCCGAATGCGCACCTGCGCTTCGTCGTCGGCGGCCGGGTTGTCTTCGCCAAGGAAGTGCTCCACCCCGGCACCCGAGCGAACAACTTCGTGCGTGACTCGCTGAAGATGGCCCGCGGATGATCGGCGACCAGATCGTCGCTTCTCTGCTCGCCGGCTTGGCCACCGCGTACAGCCTGTACCTGCTGTCCAGCTTCATCATCCACATGATCAAGGAGTGCATCATGCCGAAGACGTACGGCCCGGACACGGTCCCCGAGGTCCCGAAGATCGACTTCGACCTTCGGGCGATCCACGAGAACCCGGAGACCAACGAGAAGACGATCAGGACGCACCACTTCACCGCGGCGCCAGACCCCGGGGCCGGCGACTTCCACCGGTTCGCGCTCGCCTCGCAGAAGGGCGGCGGCGATCTGCTGATCGTGCTCGGCGACATCATGCCGCGCATGATCGTCAACGACGACGGCGTGCCCGCCCAGTGGAAGTACAAGGAGCTGCCCGCGAAGGTCGTCCGCCAGGAGCTGCCCAGCGGGCCCCCGACGGAACTCCAGCGCACGGACGGGGGGGCACTGGTGATCGGGACGATGGACGACGGCGAGCCGGTGTCGCACTTCCGGGGACCGGACGGCCAGATCTATCCGGAACCCGACCGGAAGCGGTTCGAGGAGTTCGACGCGGGCAGCTCGCGGCGCCGGCTCTACAACCTCATGTTCGAGGATGTGAACGTGAAGGTGCACATGCAGACCGTGGCGGAGATCATGAAGGACCTCTTCGAGGCCGCGGGAAAAGGCCGTGGGTCCGACTGAAGACCCTTCACGCGATTGCTAACGCTACGTATCGGAACTACTACACGCACGGCAAGCTCGCGCTGGCCGGCATCGGTCCGTGGACACCGCTGGCCGCCTGGATGGATGCGGTGTTCGTCATCATCTTGGATACGCCCACCGATCGAATCCAGAAGCTGGAGGAACAGCTGGCCGTCGCGGACGCCCAGGTGGACCCGAAGGCGGCACGGGAGACGTGGGGCGCCACGCCGGAGCAGCAGGGCTTGGGCGGCAGGTTGATGGAGGGCTGACGGGTGCTGATCGGTGAAGCGTCGATCCGGCTGGACGCTATCGCCGACGACCTGAAGCGCACCATCGATCGCGACATCAATGAGGCGTTGGCCGGGGTCAAGATCGACAGCGACCCCCTGGTGAAGATGACGCAGAACCTCCGCAAGGCGGAGCTGGACCTGATCACCGCAGAAGATCAGCTGAGCGCCGCCCACCGGGGGACCATCGAGACGGAGGCCCGCCTGGAGGACCTTCGGCGGAGCGGCACCGCCACGGCGAACCAGGTTTCCGCCGCCGAACGCGCGCTCACGCGGGCCCGCGCGGAAGAGGCGGTGATTGGCGACAAGGTCACCGTATCCACGCAGAAGCTGGCGGCCGCGCACGGCACACTCACGAAGGCCCAGAAGGACGGCGAGATCCAGCAGAAGAACTGGTTCCGCTCGCTGGTCGGATCGTCCAGCGTGCTCGACTCCGTCACGTCGAAGATCAATATCTTCAGCCGTCGGAACCGGGACGCCGGCGACGAAAGCAGCCGCACCGGTCGGAAGCTGCGCGACTCGGGCAACGACGCCAGCGGACTGGGTCGGGTTCTGGATGGCGTGCTGGGCGGCGCCATGAAGGCCGTGTCCGGCCAGTTCTCCGCGCTGGGTAGCGTGGGCTCGGGCGTGTTCAGCACGCTCACCTCGAAGGCCGTCCTGCTCCCGGCCGCGATCGCGCCGCTGCTGGGCGTCATCGGCGGCCTGCTGATCGCGCTCCCCGCTCTCGCGGCGGTCGGCGGCGTCGCCATCGGCGCGATCGTGCTCGGGCTGGACGGGATCAAGCGGGCTTTCAAGCCGCTGTCCGACGACATCGCCGCGCTCAAGGTGAAGGTGTCGTCCAGCTTCGAGAGCGCGCTAGCGCCCGCTGTGGCGAAGATGCCGGCGCTGTTCGGGGCGGCCACCACGGGACTCCAGGCCATGGCCACCGCGCTGGGCGCACTGGTCACCCGTCTGACGGACATGCTCACGACCAGCGCGAACCTGGCGAAGATCCGGGACCTGTTCATCCAGACGGCCTTCTTCATCAAGCAAGTGGGCCCTGGCATCGAGCAGTTCACCCAGGGATTGCTCAACCTGGGCGCCGCCGTCGCGCCCCAGCTCGAAAAGCTGGGTGCTGCGATCGGTGGCATTTTCGGGAGCATCGGCGCGGCCTTCGACCGGCTCTCCCAGCTCGGGCTGGTGAAGCCGGCGATCGACGGCCTGATTCAGGTGTTCGGCGCGCTGGGCAACCTGCTCGGGCCGATCATCGAGATCTTCGGTCGCTTCGCCGCGACTCTCCAGGGCCCGTTGGCAGTCGTGATCAACGCCATCGCGGACGGCTTGAAGGCTGCCATGCCCGGCATCCAGGCATTCGCCGACGGGATCGGCAGGGCGTTCGTGGCCCTGGCGCCCGCGCTCCAGACGATCCTGCCTCTGGTCGGCCAGGTCGCGGGCCTGATTGGTGGCGTGCTCGGCACGGCGATCTCCACGCTGGCCCCGCCGCTGACGAAGCTGATCCAGGGGCTGGCCGAGGGGCTCGCGCCGATCCTGCCCAAGATCGCCCAGGCGTTCTCCGACCTGGGGACTGCGCTCGCCCCGGTTCTTGATCAACTCGCTGGCGCGCTGATCCAGGTGCTGGATTCCCTGCTGCCGATCATTCCCCAGCTGGTCGGCGCGCTCACTTCCCTGGCCCCGACCTTCCTGGAGATCGTCAAGGCCGTGATTCCGCTTCTTCCGCCGCTGGCCGAACTGGTGGCGGCGATCCTGCCCGGCCTGATTCGTCTGTGGCTGCTGATCGAGAAGCCCATGCTCGATACCACCCTGGTCATCGTCACCAAGGTCATTCCTGCGCTGGTGTCTTTCCTTGGTGTGGTCACGAATGTGGTTACGAATGTGGTCAACTTCTTCACTGACTTCGATACGAATGTGTCGAAGATCTGGACGAACATCGTCAATTTCTTCAAGGGAATTGGCGACTCCATCGGCTCCTTCTTCTCCGGAATCGGAGACAAGATCGTCGGCTGGTTCCAGACGGGGGTGGACTTCCTGGCCGGGCTGCCGGGCAAGGTCGGTGAGTTCCTGTCCACACTGCCGGGCATCGTCGGCAACGCGCTCTTGGAGGGCGCCCGGGCCATGCTGAACGGGGCCATTCAGGGCGTGGAGTGGGTGCTGGCGGAGATGATCGCTCTCCCGTTCCAGATCGGGTTCGCGCTGTTCGGGCTCGCGCAACTGCTGTGGAATATCGCCACCGACGCCTGGAACGGGTTCGTCAACTCCGCCAAGACTATCGGCGCCGATCTGATCGTGTGGGTTCTTGGGCTGCCCAGCCGAATCGTCAGCGCGCTGGCATCGCTGATCGGCACTCTCCGCGGTGTCGCGGTCGATGCCTGGAACGCTTTCATCCAGTCCGCGAAGGACGCCGGGACGAACGTCGCCGCGTTCGCCCAGTCGATTCCCGGGCGCATCCGAGACGCCTTGGCTTCACTGGCCGGATTCCTGCGCTCGACAGCGTCGAATGCCTGGACCAACTTCATTGACTCCATGCGTGACAAGGCGGCGGAGGTCGTCTCGTTCGTCAACTCGATCCCGGGGCGGATTCGTAGCGCTCTGGGCGACGTGGGTTCGATGCTGTTCGAGGCCGGCAAGTCGATCATCAAGGGCCTGATCAGCGGCATCAAGGCCGCCGCTGGTGCGGTCGCTGATGCCATCGGTGACGTGCTGGCGAAGGCGCGGAAGCTGCTGCCGTTCAGCCCTGCGAAGGAGGGGCCGTTCTCCGGGCGTGGCTGGGTGCTCTACTCCGGCATGTCGATCCCGCTCGCGATCGCCGACGGGATCCGGCTGATGGCCGGCTCCGCGATCGGGGAAGCCGCCGCGCTCGCCGCTGCCGTCCAGGCCCAGCTCACCATCACTCCGACGATCGGCGTGGCGTCGGTGACCGGCTCGCCGTCGGTGCCGGACCTCTCCGGCTCCAGCACCCAGCAGGCGATGGCCCAGGCTCAGCTCCTTGCCCTCCAGACCCTGGTGGACCAGCTGGCCGTCCAGGGCAAGACACTCCCGGCCGACCTCGCGGCGGCCCTGGAGTCGTTGCGTGTCGTAGTGTCCGCGAACGAGGTGGCCAGCGGCGTGAAGTCGGTCGACCAGCAGAACGCCCGGAGGCGGTGAGCATGGAGAAGATCTATCTCGGACCGATGGGGCGCCTCGTCTCAATCGACATCCCGACCGGCGGCTATAAGCACGACTTCGTGGAGTACGGCTCGGAGCACGTCCCGCTGTCAGGACTTCGGACGAAGGACATCCTGGCCATCCGTCACGAGTTCGAGATCGACACCGACGGCCTCACGCCGCGGGCACTGTCCTGGTTCCGGGCGCTCTACACCGAGGCCATCCCCGGCCCGCTGTACCTGCGCGAGTCGACGGAAACCAACCTGCTGCGGTTGCGGGTGGCCAACACCTCCAGCACGCCGGCGAGCCTGCCGAATTCGACGGACTGGACGATCCCCGGCGGCGGCGACGTGGTCGCCTCCGTGGTCGCCACGAACGCGATCCTGTCCTCCCCCATCCCCGGCGAAGAGACGACGTTCGCACCTGCGCGCGCGCTCAGCTGGGTGTCCGCCGGAGCGAACCGGACAATCTCGGACGCCATCCTGACGCCGGTACTGCCGGGCGAAAAGCTGTGCTTCTCGACCTACGTCCAGTCCGGCACGCCGACGCTGGAGATCGTGCCCTACAACGCGGCCCTGGCACCCCAGACGGCGATCACCGGGACGACGATCGTGGCCGGCACGCCGCCACGTCGGTACGTCGGATACACGGTGCCGACGAACGGCACGATCGTGGCCGTGGCCGTCCAGCTCCGCCAGGCGACTGCTGGCACGACCATCACGCACGCCTGGCAGCTGGAGCCCGGACGGCTCGACCCGTCGGCCTGGCGGCAGGGGCTCGGGGTACCGAAGGTGATGTTCACCGGCAACATGGGCGGTGACCGGCACGCCATCGGGCCGTACACGTCCGGGACCTACACCTTCAAGGAGCTGTGACCCCATGCAGCAGGCCGGAGACGTGGATCTCGCCAGCGCCCTGAAGGAGGGGCAGAAGCGGCGGATGGGCACGCGCCTGTGGATCGACTGGGCCCGGGACGGAAACTATGGCGACCCGCTTTCGGATCTGTCCGGCAACGTGGATGAGTGGAGCTTGGAGCGCACCCTGGCCGGCGTGGTGCCGGACGAACTCCAGACCACCGAGGGCTACTCGACAGCGAAGATCACGATCAAGCTGTCGGGGAGCGTGAGCGTCGGCGGCGTGCTCACGCCCATGTGGAAGCTGTTCTCTCCGTTCTCCGGCCAGAGCTACGGCACCGGCTCCG